TAGGTCATCGTGCCCGCATTAGCCTTGTCTTTTTCATTTGCGCGCTTACCAGCGTGCGCCATTTCAGCGGGGGATAACTTAAACTCTTTGCCATCCGGGTCTACTGCCGGAAGAGTGCGGTCTGCGCCTTTTACTTGCGCCCCTTTGCGGGATTTCTTCATGCCTTCGTCAACGATTTCGCTAACGTCAAAGCTACTTTCAACAACCTCTTCGACATACGACATGCCATCTTTCTGTACAATGCGGTACTGCTTGCCGGGATTCTCCTCTTGCAGCTTTTTCATCTTGCCTTTTACGGCTTTACTATTTAGCTTGTATCCGTCGCCTTTTTTGTTCTTGCCTATCAAACGCTCTTCGTAGCCTTGTGGCTGCTCTCGCAATTCGCCCTGTGAAGTCCGCTGCTCAGTGGCACCCGCTTCCGGCAGATCGCTCTCCTGTTCGCCTGTCTCATTGAAGATTTCACGTTCGACTTCTGTCTTACCATCTTCGTCGACGTCTTGCTTACCAGCGGCCTTCTTTTGTGCTTGACGCATTAGTACCATGAACCTGTTGGGGCCCATTTCTTCAGCTCGTCGATTTAACTCTTGCATCGCTGCTGCTGCATCAGGATTTTCTTCTGGATCAATATTGCTTGGGTTGCCGTTCTCATCTATTGGCATTACAGCCAACAAATCTGCAATAGTTGTATTGGCTATGTTTTCGGGGCTAAGTTGAGCCCTGCGCTTCGCCTGTTCCAGTGCCGACAAATTATCGCCGTCCATTGACGCCATACCGGCTGCGCGTGTTTCGCTATCTTGCGGCGCTTCCAGTAAAGCTGTCGCGGAGCCCCCTTGATCATTGTTTTGCGTTCGCCGTTCAGCCAAAATACGTTTAGCTTCCCCAACAGTACTGCGCACTTGCCCCGCCATGTTGCCTGCGAGTTTACCTGTTGAGCCTAAAGACTTGCCTGCCACGAAACCTGCAAACGCCGCTTCTGACATCCGCATTGTTGCAGTTTTAATATCATAGTTTGGGTCTTGGATGAATCGTTGGGCGATCATCAACCCTTCTTGACCAGCTTCAGCGCCGATCTCTTTTAGGCCCTGAACAGCACCCGCTTTGACAACCCCTCCTGCTAAGTTCGCAAGAAATGCACCCTTTTTAATGTGGCTGCCTTTGACTAAACCCTTTACGGATTTGTAGAACGCTAACTCTGGCAAAACATCCATTACGGCGAAAGGTACGCCCATAGCGAACGCCAGTTGTGCTGCATCCTGTTTCTCTACGTCTGACTCTGCGGATTCATTGAATGAAGACGAGGTGCCTTGGACATAACCCGATGTTAGTGCGCCCGCTTTCGCGGTTTTTTTCGCACCTGTTACACCGAACTTAGTTGCGGCTTTTGCCGCGGCTATTTTCTTTATCGCGTTTTGCGCAACGTCGATCTGTTCTTTTGTCGCGACGCCTTTACCGTAGTCAATAATAGCTTTGGTAACGGCACGTTTGACTTGGCCTTTGGCAACAAGTCCACCAACCGCTCCGGGCACTGCTGCTGCACCGGCGGTGGTCACACCACCAGCTACAAAACCAGCTGCTGTCCACGCCAACGAATCTAATGCCGACGGGACGGCTTGGTTTACGGTGTAGTTAACGAGCTCGCCGAAATCACTAAGCAAATCTAGTGGTTCCTTATTCTCGCCTGTACCTTTGTATGAATTGGCGACGTCACCTACAAAATCGTCGAACTTGACTAAGTGTTGGGTCATTCGCGACGCTTGGCCATCTGCTAGTGCAGCCTCTTTCAGTAGTTGCCCACCCTCCTCGTTATCGCCAACAAGGTAGTTACCTGCAGCCCTGAACGTAAGGTACGAGGACTTAAGACCCTTCCAACCCGCAGCTCGACCCGCCGCACCGGCCGATAAGCCGGTGGGGGTGATCGATGTGCCTTGGTCAATGTCCACTTGTAGCGAGTCACTTTGCGCCTGTAACTCTTTTACGCGATTGGCCTTAGCCCCTTCAGCCTCTTCTATTTCGCTGCGAAGTTGCTCACTCAAGGTTTGAAGCTCAGTTAGTGATGCCATTGTTATTTGTCCTATTTAGTGAGCTTGGCTATTTCTTCGTCTATCTGGCGCTTCTTTTCTATCTTAATCTTTAGCTGTACCTCTTCAGGCGATTTAAGTATGCCGGGCAACACAAGCTTGACTGCATTGGAACTTAGGTTATCGAGGGTGTAATCTTGGTCAGCATGGCGTTCGCCATTTTCGTCAAACAACCAAATCTCACCGGACTGCTTATCGTAGGCAAAGTTCGTTGTGACCATTTCCATTGGGTTATGGACATCATCTTCGTCAGATCCACGCGCCCAATCGTAAAACTGAGTTAGTCCATTTAGCGACAGTTCCTCAACGAGGTAGGACTGTAGGTTCTGAGCCAATAGATTCTGTTCCAACTCTGGCATAGGGGTGTCTGTAGTTGATAAAGTAAGCTGCCGCCCGAGCAAGTCGATAGACTCCTCTATGTCATAGCCGCCATCACCTTGGTCACTATGCTGTGCAATGATGGCTGTTTGATCCGCGGTGCTTCTTGGGTCACCTATGCTGGTTCGCCATAGTTCCTGACCATTAACGTCAAGTGCTACGACTTGCCCCTGACCATTTGTTTTGATGGTTGGCTTGGCTGCAGACGCCTCATTTTTCATGGCCTCTGTGATGATCTTGGTTTGGTTGTCCATGGTCGTTTGCTGGAGTTCGCCAGCTTCAACCATTTGCTGCTTCATAAGATCAACCGCACTTTGGGAGAAGACACCCAAATCTAGGGACGTTTGCAATGCTGTGTCGTCTATAAGACCCAGCGCTTTTGCCGTGTGCAGCTGGTAAAGCAATCCCGGCGTGATCTTTTGTGGCGTGCTTAGTGCCTGTGCAACCTGTGCAACTGGGGGTGGATTTGCAACGATCTCCTTCTCCACTGCAGCGGCAAGGTCTGGATCTTTAGACTGGCGTGGATCGATCTTGGCTTTTTTAACGATGTTCGCTGCCGCTTTAACTTTTGCAGTAGGCGCTGGTTTTTTGCCATCAGCAACTTTTTTTGCGTCAAGCAAGTTGTTGTGGGCCAGTTGTGCGGAATCAAACGTATCACTGCCTGCTAGCTTCCTGTCGCTCAGCCTTTTGCCGTTGTTTTTAAGTAGCTGCATCTGACCCAGCAACACATCGGGCACCTCTCCATCTACCTTATCGATCTGCTTTTGGATGGAACTCATGGTCTTGTTGTTTCTTTTGATCAGCCTATCAATATTAGGTTGATGCTGACTCATTGTTCGGAGCCGTTTCTCTGAACCTTCGAGCGCATTACTCCACTGGCTGTCAGACAGGGAATTTAGTTCGTCCCATGAGTACGCAGACAGATCCTGGTCTGCCGACATTAGGGCTTCGGCCACACCAACTTTCTGTTCTTTTGGAGCAGCAGGTGCGGGTGGCTGTTGTTGCGCAGCCTGCTCGACCTGCATCTGTTCACTCAGTTCTGCAGACTGCTGGATTGTTTGGCTATCGAGGAGTATCGGGCTGTTCTTTGGCTGTTTTCTTATGGCATTCATGCCGTCCGCGGCGGCTTGTAGGTCCGCGCTCAGTGGTCTGCCACTCGCTTGGTGCAGTGCGATCGACACCTGTGATTTTAGGATGTCAAAACTCATTAAATCCATAGACGTGAGCGGGTCACTCTCCACAGCGGTACGGTCTTTTGACATGTACATAACTTTGTCAGGGTTGTTAGGGTCCATGATTTGGATGGCCCGACGCCCGTTACCTGCGTCAACAATACCCTTAAACTTGTAGGCTGTGCCGTCAGACCCGGTGAGTAGTAACTTGCTAATCCCAGGTTGGTTAATAACTGCCCCGAAATACTCCTGAGTCTCTGGAGTATCCAACGCTTTATCAGTGCCATCAGGATTCATCATGTGCTGCCACCAAAGGCCGCCTTCGTCTTTGAGTAGGGCGTTCTGATTTTCTGCTTGCACTTGCGTTGCTTGTGCACTGTTGTACGCTGCAGAGGCTTCAGTGTGCGCTTGGGTTGCAGCGCGTTGACCGGCCAAAGCGTCGTATCTTTGTCCTTCAAGGACTACTTTCGCAGCAGCGGCTGCCTCAGTAACACCCGTCGCTCTTGTATTCTCACCCAACACCTTCTGACGGTACGCTTGGTCTTTTGTAGTGTTCGCTTTGTTCTCAGCAAACTGAGCAATCTGCAGTCCAAGGCTCGCCTCAAACTGTTTATTCTGTATTTCGCGCTGTTGGTTGCCCAGTACTGCTGACAAAATTGGGTTGTTATAAGCCATTTCCTACTCCTACATTCCAAAACCGATGATAGAGCCGATCATGCTCATGTTAGATGCGTGGGCTGCTGCTTTTGCCCGCTGGTACTCGGCTTCTCTCGACGCCTCCATACCTGCTGCATTACCTAGCCCGTCCATCGCTACGCTTAATTGTTCTTTGCCCATTCCCATGAGTGACGCCTTTAGGCCGAAATTACGGTCTCGCTGATCGATCGTCGCATTATTGACCGCGCCTGCGTAAGATGACGCATTTCCTAACGAACTCATCCGCTGCTGTGCTGCCTGCTGTGCGGGTGTCATATTCGCGCCGTATCGGGACATCGTGCGTTGCTGCATGCCTTTTGAAACTTGCTGGCCTAGCACCTGAGACTCTCTAGCCCCATCAATCAAAGCCGTGCTATTAGTGTCCGCCAGCAACTCTTCTTCAGTTTTGCCATATTTCTCTAAGTAGTTCTTCAGCTCATCGCGAGAAATACTCGCTAAGGTATCCGAAGCACTGGGGCCATCTTCAACTTGGGGAGCAGCGGCGGCCGGTTTGGCGCTTGCTACAGGGGTCGACGTTTTGGCGCGTTCATTGGTTTTCTCACCCGACGAACCATAGTTTCTGCCTGGAGGCCCACTTGCACCGGGTGCAACACCGTAGTTTCTGCCTGGAGGCCCGCTTACACCGGGCTCGACGGATGGATAGGACGCATGTTTTTTTGTGCCTTCGCCCATAATGCTTTCTATGATTTTGCCTAACATGGCTACGCCCTCGTCCGGTCTATTTTGAACTGCTCTATTTGTGCGCGCATCGCATCAAGTTTTGGCGTCTTAGGCGGATTGAATTTTTGGTATAGGCCTGTGCCAAGGTCTTGGCCAAACGCCATATTGGTATCCCGCATGCTGCTTGATGCCTGTGCTTTCGCCATAATTTCTTGGTTTTGGGCTCGCGCTGCGGTGGATAACCCCTGCATTGCAATGCTCCGACCGCCTTGGCCGATTGTGAGTGCGCCCAATTGAGATTGGTCTTTGACACCTAGCGCTTTGGCATTCGCCGCCGCTAGTCCGCCGCCCAACGCATCATTCTGTATGACGCCTTGTTTGGCTTGGCCCATCATAGTGCGACCGCTGCCAAAGCCGCCACTGCTAGCGGAGGCACCCAGATGGGCACCTTGACCTGCAGAAAAGGCTTGAGCTGTGTCAGCATTTGCTCTACCACCAAGGACAGCAGAAACATCGCGCCCAGACTCCTTAACGAAGCCCGCTTCAAGCGGCCGGTATAAGCTTTTATTGCGGTCACTAATTGTGTTCGCATTTTCGACCAACGCTTTTTCGTGTTCACCTTGTTTCGCTTTTGTTGCTGAGTTACCCATTTTTGTTTACCTGACATTGGTATGTTACGAAGGAGGGGGTGAACCCTAGCTCCTTAACACGCCTGCCCCATCCCAAACGGGCAGAATTAAATTCAATCCGCTCGACGCCTAATGTACTGGCCAAATCGTAGCCTGCAGCAACGGCCTCTGCGAACACATCCACCCCCGGCCGAAGCCATAGATGGTCAATTACTAAAGTAGGTACTTCCTCGTAGCCCGCATCGTATTGGCTGAGTATCACGAAACCTAAGCGGTCTTCGCCTTCCTCAACCCAGTACAGATGGACCTTCCCCTGCATTAGGTGATGGTAGATGTCGGCAGTGACAAACTCAGCGCGCACCTTGGCAATAATGTCTGCCATCCCACCTTCAAAATAGGCGAAGTTGGCTCTTATACTGGCTTTTGTTGCGGGTATTAACTCGACCACTACAAACCTCCGTATCGTACTGTTCTGCGTGTTGGTCCATTACGCCCGGCGGCCTTGTTCTTTGCATCGCTGATATGAGCGGCAAATTCTGCCTCATGTTTCGCAGCCCGCTGTGGGTTAGCCCACGGCATTTCATGAGCATTGAATAGATTGGCCATCGCGCCCGCCATAATCCCGTCAACATGGTCTTCGACAAAATCCGTTGAGATGCTTGTCGAGGTCAGGCTGGGTTTAATTGCGGCGTGAATGGTTACGTTTTCGCCAGACTTGATCGGTACCGGCACCAAATACATCATCTTGTTGTTCGGGCGTATGTAGTGCGTCGGTGTACTCTTCTCTGTACGCCACTTAGGGTTTGCGTGATTTGCGCCTTGCTCGGTGTCGGGCTCGAGTTCCTTTTCCCCGCGGATTACGGAATATATCTCCGTAATGTTTGTGTTTCGGGGTAGGTCAATATCGTATTCATACAACCCAGCCACTGTCAGTACAGGGTCTAGCGTTAGGCGATACGCATTACTACGTTTGCAGAAGCTGAGCACTGCATCTTTAATCGCCTTTTCCGCCACAAAGTCAGGGCAACCTGCAATGTGGTATGGAAGTAGGCTGACCATGTCTTTGTAATTCATAGGTTATCCCTGTGCTACTGTACGCATGTTCGGACTAGTCACAGAATCCAACTGGATGTTTACACCTAGAGCGCTTGTCATTGCTCGATAGTGCTGGCTACTGCGCTGCTCATTTCCCGCATGATCCGTTTCCTTAGCGTATGCACGGTATAGGATGTAATCTAGCAAGTTGTTTGAGTGGATATCTGGGATGGTAATGGTGCCGCCCGCAGCTACCTGTGCGGGTTCTACCGCGTACACTGTTTCAATGTGCCCCGTCCCGTCATTTGGCGGGTAGACGTAAAACGTCCGAGGGTCTAGCTCATCAAATGTGTAATGATCTGCGACGACAGTTTGTGTGGCGGTGTGCCACATCGGTTGGCGCGTATCTAGTACATCGCGGCTGATAACACGGACTACTTTGCCGCCTGCACCCGCGCTGGTTAGGTTTCGCACAACACGCAATACCTGCAAACCGCCTGCAGGTATGTCTTGTTTTGTACCGGCGACTAATGCCACCGATTGGTTGGTTGCGCTTACAGATGGCTTGAGGAGGCAGATTTCACGTTGCCCGTCATTTAACCAAGAAAGCAACTCAGTTGTTGACCAACGAGTTGCTGAAGTATCCTGTAAAACCGTCTGGGCTTTACCGATAATGTCGTTCGATGAAATGGCCATTACGCCTCGCTAATTTCAGCCCAAGCTATATCGCGCTGTTCAGATGTGATGTCGTAGCCTAAGATCTTTTCTAGGCGGCGGACTTTAGGATCACCAGTTTTTGAGAAGGCTTTCGTGTCGCCTTCCTCTACCAACTGCTCAATGGCAGTAATGATTTCCATAGTGCGGTCTTCGCTTGAGACCTCATCTACTTCAATCGCTTCGACAGCAGGTTTTTGCGTCGGCTTTTTCTCGCCTACGGGATAAGCTCCCATAGCGATGCATTCGTCCACCAAAGGTGGGGGGACTTCTCGCTCTACACCCGCTTCAAACCAAACCGCTTGGCCGGAGAGACTGCTAACGTGTATTGCCTTATCAGAAATCAACATACTCAAACTCCAAAAAGCCCCCGACGCTAGGCCGGGGGAAGAGGCCCTATTTTGTTTACAGCGCGGTATCTAAAGCGATTACACCAAAGTCTTGGGTGTCGCCAGTTACCATGCTGGTGTACTTAGGCTTACGGAAGCCTAGAATCTTACCTACAGAGATACCATGCTGGTTGCCGTAGTCGTAAGTGTCTTCAACCCAGTCAGCATCACCGATGTCAGCCATCGCTAGTGCTTGTGCGCCACAGAACAAAGCGCGCTGGCCGTTTACTGTGCCAGAAGCGCCGAACTTAGAACCTGAAGCTTCACCAGAAGTGTCATATACATGACGGAACTCGTGAACCATTACGCCATCTACCATTACGCTAGATGAACCAGAGAACAAGCTGTTAGCTGAACCACGGTTGCCTGCATTACGGATGTTAGCTAGGAAATCAGTGTCTAACTTCAACTGCGCCATACCTTGTGGGGTAACAAACATGTGGAATGTCTCTTCGCCACCCTTAGCACGTACACCACGGATATAGTGGTCTTTAGCATAGGCTTTAAGGTTAACAATGGACTTGTAGCCCAAGATGTCTGCAGACGTTAAGTCGCCAGTAGCAACAGTACCGTCAGCTTTTGCGATCAAATGACGCGAGCTAGTTGGAGCAGATACGTCCGCTGAGTACTCAAGGTTAGATAAGTTCTGACCGGTTGCAGCTACAGTACGAACACCACCGTTGTTCTTCTTGGTGTATGCCAAGCCAGACAAGGTTAGGAACGCAATTTGGTCCATACGGTCAGCAAGCCAGTAAGACAAAGAGTCGCGAGACGCTTCACGGAAGTTAACGATAGACTTTTGGTCGGCTAAACGGCCAGCCAAACGGTTTGCGTTACGCATCTGGTCGATACGAACAACGATGTCAGAGCTGGATAGCGCTTCTTCGTTGCCTTCTAGAGTGTAGTCACCTACAACACCGTCGCCAGACAAGTCAGCTAGCAAAGTTAATACGGCGCGTGCGCCCTTTTCACTTTTGGTTAGGTCAGTAATAGACTGGACCATGGCGTTTGAGCCAGTACCAGCGAATTGGTTAATGAAAGAAGCATTTCGGGCAGCGTGCCAGAAATCGCGAGACCATACGGTCTTTTGCTCTGAAGTTAGAGCGGCAAAGTTAGTTAATGCCATGAGAGTTCACCTATTGTATAAAATTAAAATAAATTATAAGTACTGCTTATAAACGTCGCCATTAATCAGGCAGGGGCGACAACCACTGCATGCTGTTGGACGTGTCGTGCCCGAACGAAATAGCGACCTTTTAGAGAGGGACGAACTCATGGCCTTATTGAGCTAGGCGAATGCTACCGCGTGTCGTGCGGCCTTCGATTTAAGAGGCTTGGACAGTTGTCGTACTGCAAGACGAGCCTGTATCCATATATTAGCACAGCTTATAAACTAAGGGAAATAATGACCCGTTAAAACAGGTCATCTACTACCGACGGCGTGAAATCACCGATGTGCATCCCTTCGATGTTGTACTCCATAAACTCCTGAGCCTCCTCGCGCCCCATGCCGCTTTCAACGAGCGCTTCGAGCAGTTTACTCGCTGAGTAGGCGACCCTAGGGTCACCACTCGATAGTAAACTCACACCGATAATTGCGCTGTCCAAATCGTCAAAGAACTTTAGTTCCGGGTATTCGTCACAGTATGCAGCTTCGATTTGTTCGCGCATCAGCCGAAGTCACCACGCAACCGCTTCATCTGAGCATCCGACAACTTGTTGAAGTCATTATCGGTCATGGTTCCAATGTTAATCACATCTTCGCCACGGGTTGC